CGGAGCGTATCGACGCTGAGCGCGGACCTGGCGGCCATACGGTCATCAGCGCCTCGCGTTAACGTCGTGCGAATGTGGTTCCTTCAGCAGTTTGCCATCAATAACGGTACTCGTGACTGGTCAGGTATTGACGCGGCGCTGACCGACGCCGCGAATAACGGATTCAAGGTCATCGCCACGCTAGAGGATTGCTGGGCATATGAGCGTACCGGTTCACAGACTCCGGCGCTAGATTCGACCTGGTTTACTTCCGGTTACAAGAACTCGGTTCTGACAAAGGAGCTTATCACTTACCGGGCATGGGTTCAGGAAATAGTAACCAGGTATGCCGGAGATCCGAGAATTGCTATCTGGGAAATCATCACTGAGCCGAACGTTGACAGTACGTCGCTTACGTCTTTCACAACCGATGTTGCCGGTCTGGTCAAGTCCATCGATTCGCTTACCCCGGTCAGTCTTGGCGAAGCTGTCCCGGATTCTCAGGCTAATGCTGTATCGGCTATCGATTGTTTCTCGTTCCACTATTACACGGTTTACAACCAGACTGACTACAGCGGGACGGTTTCCCTGTCTAACAGCCTCAGCAAGCCGTGGTATATGGGTGAGCTTGGTTTCCCGGCTTCAGATTCGACGCGCAGTAGCGATATGAACTCGGTTCTTTCCGGTGCGTTCAGTTCCTCGAATCATGCCGGTGGTGCCGTATTGTGGCAGTTCGCTAATACCGGCGGGGATGAATTTGATATCCCCACGGGTGACGCTTCGCTGGGTATTATCAACAATTACGCTACCTGATTCGGGGATTGCCATGACCAGGCGGGTACCGGTTCGCTCTCCGCGCGGTCCCTTGCGTAAAAAGTCACTCGCTGAGCGCCGAATGGCGCTCTGGAAAAGGCAAAATGGCCTTTGCGCGCTATGCAATCACGAATTGGATTACGAAGAGACGGTAGTTGACCACGATCACGATTGCTGCCCCGGTCCGGTTAGAACAGCGTGCGGGAAATGTGATCGCGGCGGGTTGCACCCGCAATGCAATACGCTTCTTGGTTTCGCGGCGGATAAGATCGAGATTCTTGAGTCCGCGATCAAATACCTTCGGGAAAGAGATATCTGATGCTTTTGCTCGCTCTTCTTGTTCTTGCCGTCCTGCTGTTCGCCGGGTTCGGTTTCGCGCTCCATTTTCTCTGGATTGCGGCTGTCATTGCGCTGATTGTCCTTATCGTAATGGCCGTTACGCATCGTTTCTGAGAAAATGGGCGAGGTAGAAGCTGGCGTAGTGGAAACGCTACGCCAGCTTGGCATTGTAAACCCCGTAACAGCACCGGAAAAGCTCGCAATTTACCTGGCAAGAGCCCTGGATTCAGCTGAAAAAGACGAAGTTAAAGCTAGTTTGAGCCGTGAATTGCGGCTTTCTCTAGAAGACGTGAAAAATCAGCCGGAATCTTCCGGAGATTTCCTTTCCGGGCTGCAATCCCGGCAATAAAAAGAGCCAGCCGCTAACGCGGCTGGCCCGGCTGGCGGGGTTACTTAGTTCAGAAGCTCCGGCAGGTTACTCCGGCCGTAGTGGTTGCGAAGCTCGCGCCGGACGTCGGCAGCAATAGCCTTCGGAGCGAACTTGTAACCACTCCGGTTGCCGCGCTCCGCGATGGCGTCGTAAATGTCATCCATCAGGACTTCGTAGCGGTCACTGCGGTCAACGTGCCTCTTAGCGTAGACCAGGGCTAGCGTGACAATCATTTCGCGGTACTCACTCTTGTTCATACCTCCATTAAACCGCAGTCAACCGGCTCTGTCAACCCCTGGCGCGGAAAACCCATGATCACAACTAGCCTGACTACCGGCTATCAACGCCCGCGTCTTGAGTCCGTTCCTCCGGCCGTCAGCACGTCAGCGGCCACGGATACTATCGAACTCGCTTCTTACGCCGGTCTTCATCTTGACGACTGGCAGTGTCACGTCCTTACCGGCGCGCTCGGTAAGCGCGCTGACGGCAAATGGTCCGCCTTCCAGGTCAAGTTGCTCGTATCCCGCCAGAACGGCAAGGGATCGATCCTGGAAGCGCGAGAGCTTGCCGGGTTGTACCTCTTCAAGACTGACCGGTTGCTCATTCACACGGCGCATGAGCATAAGACGGCCAGCGAGCATTATAACCGCGTCTGGGCTCTTATACAGAACTCGCCGGAGCTTGACAAGCGGGTTGCCCGTCACAGTTCGGCTTACGGACGCGAGTTTATCGCGCTGAAACCCGGACCTACTGTCATTTTCGGCTCTGGCGGCCGTGAAATCGTCCGTAACGAGCCGTCGCGGCTTATCTTCATCGCCCGTACCGGTGCGTCCGGCCGTGGTTTTACCGGCGATTTCCTCGCTTACGACGAAGACATGATCCTGAAAGCCGCTCAGGTAGGATCGTCTCTGCCCGCGCTCGGAGCGCGGCCTAACCCTCAAGTATGGTACACGGGTTCAGCTGGCGGCAAGGAATCGGAACAGCTGGCGCACGTACGGAACCAGGGCGTTGACGCTGCCGAAGGCTTGCGTCCGCCCGGCCGTCTCGCGTTTTTCGAGTGGTCTATTAACTGGCACTCGGAATACTGTACCCCGGAATGCACGGAACACGATGACCCTGCTTCCGAAGAGTCTGTAGCCAAGGCTAATCCCGCATACAATATCCGTCGCTCTCCCGACGCTATCGCGGCGGAACGTGACGCGCTCACGCCGGAGCAGTTCGATAAGGAAATTCTCGGGGTTTGCGAATACCCGTCACCCGAGGACGGATGGGCTACCATTCCGAAGTCATGGTTCGCGGAACGGTTCGATAACTCGGAGCAGCCGCCGCGAGTGACCAGCCCGGTTTTTGCTATCGAAGTCGCTCATGACCGCAGCACCGCGAGCATTTCCGTGGCCGGTCTCCGGCCTGACAGGCTGGTCGGCGTTCAGGTTGTCGAGTACAAGAACGGTACCGGCTGGCTAACCGAACGCGTTAAGGATATCCACGAACGGTGGAAGCCGGTTACCTGGGTTATTGACAAGCGGGCGGCTACCAATACGATTATCGCGGAACTAGAGCGCGAGGGAATACCGCTCGAACTCATGATCGCGTCCGATGTAGCGGCAGCTAGCGGAATGCTGTACGACGCTTTCCGCGATGACACGGTGCGCCATTACGGGCAGAGCAGTTTCAAGGCGGCTCTTGCCGCTTCCGCGTGGCGCAAGCTGGGTGAATCCCGCGCATTCGACCGGATTAATCCTTCCGTTGACCAGACACCGGTTATGTCTGCCGCGTTCGCGCACTGGGGATATCTGAGGTTCGGTGTGGAAGAGGATTACGACGCTGCCGATTCGGTTCATCTTGACCTGGCAGAAATAAAACGGCTTTACCGTATGGGCGTTTACGGACCCGAAGATATCCGGCGCTTGCACGACATGGAACTTATCAGCGAAAACGATTTGAGGGAGCTTGCCAATGCGGGGATTTCTTTCTAACCGTCGTTGGCAGCCGTTTACGGAACTCCTGGTTTTGATTGCCGGAGCAGGACTTATCGCTTACGGAACCTCGCTGATTTTCTTTCCGGCGGGTTTTCTTATCGGCGGTTTGTTCCTGATTCTCGCCGGTATTGACGCTAGGCGGTCTTAATGGGTCTTGTTTTCAATCGCGGTCAGCCTCACGGGCGTCAGCAACGGGCATACTGGGGCATCAGCTCGCCTCTTGATCTCGTTCCGGTGCGATCATCGGGACGTGGTGGCCTTCCGGTTATCAGCAATGACACGGCGCTGAAGCAATCAGGAGTATGGGCGGCTATCCGCTTGCGCGCGGACTTGATTTCTACCATGCCGCTACGCGCTTACCGGAATGTAAATTTCGGTGACGGAACAGTACATAAAGTAAGCAGTAATCTTAGCCCGTTCATGGCTGACCCGGATTTCATGGAGTGGATTTACAGCTCTCAGGTAGAGCTTGACCGGTCGGGTAATTCCATCGGGATCATTACCGACGTAGACAGTTCCGGCCTGCCAGCCGGTATCGATCTTCAGCCATCGTCTGCTTGCACGCTTTACTACCGCGATAACAAGCTGAAATACCGGATCGGCAATACCGAGTACGATTCTAGCGAAATCTGGCACGAAAAGCAGTACACGGTTTCCGGTATGCCGGTCGGTTTGTCCCCGGTGGCTTACGCGGCGTGGACGCTCGGCCAGTACGCGACTATTCAGGAATTCGCTAGTGACTGGTTCATGTCGGGTACGCTTCCCCGCGCTCAGCTGAAAAACGCCGCTAAGAAGCTGAATCCAAAAGAAGCGATGGTAGTCAAGGAAGCGTGGCGCGCTTCCCGGTCCGCTGATGAGCCTTTCGTCACGGGCAACGACTGGGAATATTCCCTGATCGCGGCTCAGCAGTCATCGGCGGAATGGATCGACGCGATGAAACTGAGTCTTGAGGATTCAGCGAGGTTTTTCGGTGTTCCGGCGGATCTTATCGACGCTCAGACCGGCGGCCCTAACATCACGTACGCCAATGTAACTCAGCGGAACCTGCAATTCCTGATTATGCACCTTGGCCCGGCGCTACGTCGCCGCGAGAATGCGCTCGGTAAACTGCTTCCGCGTCCTAGGTTTGTCGAATTCGGTACGGATTCGCTTCTGCGTATGGACCCGGAAACACTTGCTAACACGATTAAGACGAAGATCGATTCTCGTACGCTTGCGCCCAATGAAGCTCGCGAGCTTGAGAACAAGTCTCCGTTCACCGAAGAGCAGATCACCGAATTCGACCGGCTCGGCCTTAACCGGCGTGCGTCTACTCCGGGTACTTCTCTTGCACCTATCCCGGTAACTCAGGACATTCTTGACGCGGTTAACGAAGACGTAACCGGTAAATCCGGTGCGGCTAGCCCGCTAGTGGCAACGCCAGCACCCGCTAATCCACCTGACAGCAACCAAGGAAACAACGCCGATGGCGAAAGTTGATAACAGCGCATGGAATGCGTCTACAGCCTGGTCTAACGGCGCTGATTCCGATGATCCCGCATCTTTCTATAAGGGAATCTGCGCGGGTGAGAAAACAGCTGGCGATCCTGGCGATCAGGCTCACTGGGCTTTGCCTCACCACTATCATCCCGGAGATCCGCCCAACGCGGCCGGTGTCCGTAATGCGCTGGCTCGTATCAGCCAGACGCAAGGTCTTAAGAGCAAGAATGCGGCTCAATCCCATCTGGATTCACATATGACGGCAATACAGGCTGAGGAAAAGGCCGCATCAGGCCGGGCGGATATCGCTCAGGCACGACGCGAGCAGCGCCAGCGCGGGGAAATGCCCGGCGGCGAACGACGTGTTAAGAGCTTTCCCGGTAAGCTACAGGCGCGCCTGGTTGACCGTGGCGGGAAGCAGTTCTATCACGTTGACGGTTTTGCTACCGTTTTCGAACGCGGTTACCCGATGTGGGATTTGTTCGGTGAGTACACCGAAGTTATGGATTCTACGTCGCTTACCCGCTCGCTGATGGGAAACCCCGATGTGGCATGGCTGGTCAACCATCGCGGCGTGACGATGGCGCGCACGACTAACGGAACTCTCCAGCTGTCTTTGCAGACAACGCCGGACGGTTACAACGGCTTGCACGCTGACGCGTACCTGAATCCTGACCGTCAGGACGTGCGGGATATCGTCTCGGCTATTGTTGACGGCCTGGTTGATGAAATGTCGTTCGCGTTCATGCTCGAAGACGGGCAGTGGAACGACGATTACACGGAATTCAGGATTACTCAGGCCGAGATCAACCGGGGTGATGTCAGCGCGGTCAACTATGGTGCTAACCCGTTTACATCTATTCAGGCTCGTACTGCTGACATCCTGGCTGACCTTGAGAAGATCCCGGCTGCCGCGCTCGGCCGCGCTCAGCATACCGTGGCTAAGCGAATTCTCAGTTCCGCCGCTGTTGACCTTTCCCATCGCTCAGCGGAACGGTATACGCGGGCAGCCGCCGACCTTGAGAACATCGTCAGGTCGGTAGGCTATGACGGCAATCTTGATGTCCGTGATTTTGATGTCTCGCTGGACACGCCAGATCCGGGCGACGATGCCGGTTCGCTGGCTAAGGCGGTAGACGCCAACCTGGATAGCGCGGCGTCGTTGCTCACCAATGTTGACGTCAGTCAGCTTCCCGATGAAGTTCAGCAAGCGCTAGACCTGATGAACGGCGCTGGCGCTAACATTGACCAGCTTCTTAGCGTCATGAACCTTGATGACCCCGATGACAACGACGAACGTTCCCGGCCGACTATGCAGACTCGGGACGTTAAGCAGCGTCTACAGGCAGCAGATGCCCGTACGGATGACGATGATGAGGCGGAACCTCCGCTAGTTATCCCGCCCACGGGCGTAGGAAAGTCTCTCAAGCTCTGGCAGTCGCTAGGCAACCAGGAGAGGCTGAACGAGATTAGCAGGCTTTAGAAAGCTTCACAGTGCGGCAGTCAGACCGCGCTTACCAAGTCCGGAAGTCAGACCGGCGGATTTCCGACGCGCTTAGCAGGTAGTCAGACCTGACGTAAAGGCGTCAAAAGACAGGCTACCCATATCTATTCACAGAGTTAAGAAAGAAAAATGGCTGATATTAAGGAACTAATCGCCGGTATGGAAGTCGAGCGCGAGGCGGCTATTGCCCGTGAGCGCAAGGCTCGTAAGGAAATTCAGATCATTCTTGCTCAGGCTCAGCAGGAAGGGCGTTCGGCTCTTACTGAGGAAGAGGATCAGCGTTGCGAGCAGCTTCTTTCGACCGCAGAGCTTGCCCGTACCCAGATCGAGGGTATCGATAACAAGATGATGCGCGCCAAGCAGATCGAGGCGGAAGAGCTTACGGCGGAACAGCAGTTCAAGGAAATCCGTGCGACTCCGGCAAAGAGCGCGTCCCGCTCTGGCGGCAGCTACGATGATCAGGTCCGGATCGGACGCGAAGAGCGTACCTATAATCCCGGTAATGATCCTGGCGGCCGTAACTTCCTCCGGGACGTTATCCACGCCAAGATGTTCGCTGACGTTGGCGCGACTACGCGGCTTGCGAAGCATATGCAGGAAGAGCGCGTAGAGCGTCCGCAGTACCTACAGCGTGCTAGCGACTCTACCGCGCAGTTCTCTGGATTGACTGTTCCACAGTACCTTACGGACATGGTTGCCCCGGCCGTGGCTAACATGAAGCCGTTCGTTGACCTTTGCACGAATCAGCACACGCTGCCCGCTGATGGTATGTCGGTTAACATTTCGAAGATCACTACGCCGACTCAGGCTGGACTTCAGCCCACGGGTGAAAACAACACGCTTGTTTCTCAGGCGGCGCAGGACACCCTGCTAACCATCCCTGTCCAGACGGCAGGTGGGTTCGTCAATGTGTCCCGTCAGGCGATCGACCGTGGTACCGGTATTGATGAGGTCATTCTTCAGGACCTTTACAAGCGGTATTACACCGACATGGACAACCAGCTTCTCAACCAGGCGACTACTGGTCTGACGAACATCGCTCAGGCTACCGCCGCGACTACTGGTACGACCGCACCTGGCGTTATCAGCGCTATCGTCGGTGCTATGTCGCGTATGGAAGCTACGCTTCTGGGTTACGGTGTCCCGTCGCATGTCGTGATGAACCCGCGACGGTGGTACTGGCTTCAGTCCCAGTTTAACAGCACTTTCCCGGCTATTAACTTCGCTTCTACCCCGGTGCCGTTTAACCAGGTCGGTACTGCGGAAAACAACCCGTACGGGTCGAATATCCGTGGTTACCTGCCGAAC